TGCAGATACCAATGGCTATGACCCAAAATGGTCTGTTGAAATCAATGGCGATAAATTTATCAACAATAGAGCACAGCTATTTAACACATATACTGATGTTGATTTTGTGTGGGTTACTCAACATGGTAAAAGTACAGTACCAGAAAAATTAAAATGGTGCAATAATCATAGACAAATTAGTTTTCGTGATTTAGTCTTAGAGTGTGATCTATAAAACTGTTTCTAAAGTCTTAATTTTTTTCATAACAGCAGTAAAATTAATAGTGCGCCAAACTCCAGGATGTAGGGGTTTTGGATGATCTTCTAGGCTCACCCATGAGTATCCACGGTGTTCATAGTTCAATATGGGAACGAATTCTTCTTCTACAGGTATGAGAAAAGTATGATAGGCAAAATATCCGTTATCGCTGGTAAATTTTTCTATGGGTATGACCTTGACTTCCTGGAACTCATAGCCGAGTTCTTCCTTGAGTTCACGGGTTAGAGACCCAAGTATCTGTTCATTGGCATCGATCTTGCCACCAGCTAATCCCCAGGTGCCTGCATATTTGGTGCTGTTGCGCAGTAGAAATAGATAACGGTGAGTTGATATTGAATAGATGAAAGTGCCTACACCTTCTATATGACTAGAGTCCACAGACCGTTTTTGTTTTTTTTGCATAAATAATAATAAAGGAATATAAATGATATTTATAGATAACAAATATACTAAGATTTATTATAACATAATTAATTCTGCCAAAGCAACCTCACTAATGGATGGATATTTAGAACAACATCATATTATACCTAAATCACTTGGTGGGTTGAATACGGTTGATAATCTTATTAATTTAACAGCAAGACAACATTTTGTATGTCATTGGTTATTAACTAAAATGGTAGTTGGTAAAGATAAGAAAAAAATGATTTTTGCTATTAATAGGATGTTGTCAGCCACAATACATCAGCAAAGATATAAAATTACAGGAAGAAAATACGAATTGCTTAAAATACAATTTTCTAAAATTAATCCATTTAACGATAAAGATTGGCAAAAATTGCAAAGAAAAAATAATCATATTGGTAAAAAGAGATCAGAAGAATCCAAACAAAAACTTAGAGATGCTTGGGCAAAAAATAGAGAAAATAGAATAGGAATTAACCACCCATCATATGGCAAAGTTAGAACTAAAGAAACTTTAAAAAAAATGTCAGAATCAATGAAAGGAAAATTAGTTAAAGAAAAGAATCCAATGTATGGAAAAACTCACAGCATTGAAGTTAAAAATTTTCTGTCAGAACGACTATTAAAAAATCCTATTCCTAAAAAATATATCTATTGTGAGTATTGTGACAGTACTATTGATGCTGGAAATTACAAAAGATGGCATGGTGATGTTTGTAAATTAAAGAACTAACGTAAATGTTCCTGCTTTATACTCGCCTTCATAGCTTTTTATCCATTGAGATTGATTCCACTTGTATTGAGTTCCGGTATTGAGATTACTTACATATTGTAGCGTCGTGTCTGTGCGGCTGTCAAATGAAACAGCCCAATTTGTACCATTGTATTGTATGATATCGTTGGCATGGGCTACTAATTGCAGACCATCGATACCAGTCCAAATTGGAGCGCCATCTCCAGGAGCATTGTCAAAACTTCCGATATCATCCAAGATCAGATAACGTGTGCCATTGACTGCTGATTGAGCTAACGATACAGCGGAATCTTTGCGAGGATCAACGATGGCATCGATCGGTGATAAGGTATTAGAGGGTTTGGTATCTATGTCAACATTGAAAATCAATAGGCTGTCATCGGTTGGGTGATAGCTGACCGTGCCAATGACTTCATTGAGGCCATCTTCCTGCAGGAGTCGGACCTGGCTGACGCCATTCTGCAGTTCACCGTAGACACTGATCAAGCTACGCCATATGTCTTTGGTTCCTACCTTGGTTGGGGTTTCTAATGTTGGTGGATCTCTTGGGTCAGCAATCTCACTGATCTTGAGCAAGGTCAGCTGATTACCGATCAGCAATACTCCATACATCAGCGGAGTGAAATACTGTCTACGACCTAGTAGATTGTCTTCACTCATCACATCAGCACTGAGATTACCATCGCTGTCGTGTATGCTGGCGATGATCTTCTGTATGACTCCCAGCTTCTTGATCTTAGCTGGTGGGCTGATCCAAACGGGCAATTTAAATGTCAAGGTAGCCACATCGATAGGATTTTCAGTACCAATCGGCACGCTACGGCTAGTCCAATTAGGTGATTCCAGATAGACCACACTTAGGCTGGTCCAGTCAATGTAGTTGTCTGTCGATTGTATTTCCAGTGCTGGGTTAAACAGCACCATCAATTGTTCTAATAGCTGTAGTTTCTGTTTGGTGTTTGATGTCCATATATCTAATTTTAAATCTATAGTGTAAGGTACAGGCATCAGGCGTTCGATGCTGAAGGCATTACCTTGGCGATTTTCGTACTCCATGGTGTCTTCATTGTAATAGCGTTCTCTGATCTGCATCTTGCCAATAAAAGTAGGATCCTGTACGCGATCGCGATCATAGGTGATGTTATTGATCCAAGCAGCCATGGCTGGTACTGTGGGTAACATATTACCAGCGGTATTTTGGCTAAGTATGGTCTGCACCTGGCGACTGCTGTCGCCATAGTAAACAGGCACACGTTGTAGAGTAGTATTGCCTTGGCGATCCTGCCCGAACTCTACTTGGAATCCTGATACCATCCTAATGAACTGCGCAAGGAATCGCTCTATCTGGGCATCATAAAAAAATTGAATATTAGCTGTGGCCATCTTTAGTTATCCGCTGAAGGACGTAGTGCTTGACTCAAGCTCTGACGTTCATTGACTACATTTGTGTAAATTGTATATTCTAACACACTGCCAATTGGCAATGGGCTTGCATCTGCTATAGTAGCACTTGATACTACGCCAGTCAGGTTACCAGCTAAGGTATAACTCGCACTTGATGCATTGGCCGCAGTTACGATGTAACTGCCATTAAAAGCTGTGCTACCAGCTACACCTGCTATCAAGATATCTTGACCTACTACGAACGGTGTAGTTGATTGGCTAGCGAATCGTATAGTAGCATTACCACCCGTGGCCGTAGCAGATGTTATCCTTAGCTTTCTTGGATACAGTGGACCAGTGATAGTAACAGCTATATTACCACTGCTGTTAGATATAGTATTAGTGATAGGTAATCCGTCTAGACGAGTTCTAGCACCATAGGTGCTGTTGTATGGAACTTTAACGACCACTGTCTTGGTAGATAGTGTAAACGATAATGTAGCCGCATTGGCAGCTGGAACGTATGAATTTGAGATACGTATAGCATCCCAAGCTGCACTGTTGCTCATGAACTGATTAGTGTCGTTGATAAATCCACTTAGTTGTGTTTGATTCTCCGTGCCCGGTGTTAGGTTAGTTCTCACTGAATCCTCTACTTTGACCCAACGGCGACCATCATATCGGAACAGCCTATTAGGTATGTAATCTAAACGTAGATGGTAGTCGCCTTGTCCTGGAGCAGCTGGGAACGCGATACCAGCGGCCACTGTGGCACCGTTTGGTGGTAGTGCATCTCCAGTGAGATAACCTTCTATCTTTACTGCTGACGTCAATGTCTGTGCGCTGGCATCTGCGATGTTTGAGCTGGCATCAGGACTCATGTCACTGGCATCTAGCGCACCAGGATCAACAGGTAATCCATGTGCGTTAACATTTTCAGTATAGAACGTGCTGGTGTCATAGCCACTCTTAGGTACATCTTGTTCTGCACGAGTGACGATAGCATCATTGATCTCGATGTATTTGTTATAGGTGCTGATAACTTCGCCTAGAGTATTGGTATTTGTTTCGTCGTTGCTGGCTGGTAAATTATTAAGTATGTCTTTGTATTCTTGGCTGTCTACCAATGGTTGTAGTTTAACACGCCATAGGTGCGGCCACCAAGTCTGTGCGAATCCTTCCGCGGCACGGCTAGCGTCATTGACCACATAGAAGCGTTTGAGTGCGGCGCCAATACCTTCATCCAATGGATAGTAGTCTATTAGATTTGGTAGTTCTAGCACATCACCTACCATGAGCTTGCGTCCGATGACGTCAATCATGTCATCATAGTGGAACACAGAAAACATGGTGTCGCCAGTTAGGAATAGACCAAACTGCGTTAGATCAAAGTCATTGTCATTGATACGATAGATAGTTCGCATGGTATAGATACTAGTATCATACTTGCGATCACGGTTTTCTAAAAACAATAGATCTTGGATACCAGTGATGCCCGTAGCACCCGTTTCTGTAGCACTGGCATTGGCCTGTGCCAATGGACCTAGATATTTGTGGACATAGACGTCAACGCCACCCACGGTGAACATTTCACTCATTGTCTTGTTGATGAATTTATCGTCGTTGCCTTTGGTTGGCTTGTATAAACTTAAACGTGGCATTACAGAATCCTATTATCTAGTATTTATCGACATTGACAAGCTAGCCAATC